GTTGCCCTCTGTATCGACCTCGGTATCGACCTCGGCGTTGCCCTCTGTATCGACCTCTGTATCGACCTCGGTATCGACCTCGGCGTTACCCTCTGTATCGACCTCGGCGTTGCCCTCTGTATCGACCTCTGTATCGACCTCGGTATCGACCTCGGCGTTGCCCTCTGTATCGACCTCGGTATCGACCTCGGCGTTGCCCTCTGTATCGACCTCGGCGTTGCCCTCTGTATCGACCTCGGTATCGACCTCGGCGTTGCAACCCAAAACAAACAACGCAACCAAAAACAAAAATTTCATAGTTTCCATGAATCACACTCCTGGCCAAATGGCCTGTTATTCCAACGCATCCACAATCATTTCTGCCTCGTTTTTTACGAAGCTATTGCCTTCAATATTCCATTTCTTAATGCCTCTGAAACGTTTCTCATCAACCGAAATCGGTTGAAGAAAACGCATGAAATTCCCTTTAATTTCCACACCATCCGGATTCACAACGCCAGCAGACACCAATTTTTTAACAAATTTTTTGATTTTCTTTTTGTCTGCGTCAGCATTATTCACCACTGCATACACACCACCGGAATGCCTATAACCACATTTGCGTTTCAATTCGCCACCTAAACGTTTTTTATCTATTAACGCAAAACCCAAATCTTTCATTTTTTGTTTTACCATTTCGTCGTCATCATCCTTCAATATATATTCCACATCCGTTGGAATAAAAAGACCAAACACTTTAGCCTCTGGAAGCTGTCCTGTGCCACCACACATCGAACACATTTTCGGAATACCAACAACTTGCCACATTTCATCAAATCTCTTTGGTTGGTGCAACCAATAATTGTATTGCCGATAATCTATTTTCTCCTTTTTGCCTGTCACCCTGTTGATCACAACCACTTCACCGCCAGACCCAGCATCAACCCTCTTTGTGAACATTGTGATTTCATTCCGAAGCACATCCAAAACTTTTTCACGACGCACAATCTTTCTATTCAAACTATTCAATTTCTTCAATGAATCCACATCCCCTTCATCATTTACAACTTCATCACGTTTTTCTTTCAATGATGTGACAACATCCATTAAATTGCATATTTCTTGTGTTTTCTTACGCCATTCGGGATTTTCAATTTTTCCCAAACAATCCGAACAATTCTTCCATATACCCTCATCATGTGCCACAAACACAACAGTACCTTCTTGCCGAAGTGCTGCGCCGACATTACAATTGGGTAATCTCTTTGAAACTCCCATTTCCTCTGCTTCTTCGATCCATTCATCAATTGTATGGTAATTATCACTACCAATCCACATCAACCATGTATTATTCAAAATCCGAGACATTATATACCTCTGTGTTTTTTTATCATATCCAACGCCTGAAATATTGTTGTGCACTCTTCCAACTTTAACGCCAATGCTTCGTTATCACAAATCCACTGGACAACGTATTCGGGATGGCGATAATACATTTTTTCCATCGTAATCACAGCTTTATGCGAATTCAGTCTCAATGCTGTTGCCATTGCACATGGCGTATCCTTGTTCGTCACCATCGACCAACACACCAAATCAAATTTTTCATGATGGTGGTCCAATGCTTTTTTCATCGCCAATTCTGTATATTGCATTTCGGTCAGATTTTCCATGATTTCTCCTTTTCAATCTCCATGCCTATTCCCAAGTATAATCCTTGCCGTGTGGAAGTAAAGAAAAAAATTGACTAATCACATAATTATTGTATAATTGTGCGATATTACACAATAACGCATCTATAATTGATTATTTATGGATTATCTCTACAATAAGCAGATAAATATGCTGCGACATCAAAACGAAAATCATCCATAGTTTTATTCTCCCAACGAAACCAATGTTTTATGTCAATATGATTCGATGCCACACCACGCAATGCCCCTTCGTAATGACACAAAACACATCCGGCCACCATGGGATCAATATTGAATGCCGAACATAATTCGGCAGTCAATTCAATTGCATTACTCCACAATAAATCAAAATATCCCTCAGGCGGGACATACTTAATGATTTTGCTTCCGCTATGATTGTACACTATTCCCTTAGGTTCACACAATTCAAACCCTATATGGGTGCGATTTGCCTTACCTCCAGCGTGCCAAGCTTGATATGCCCATGGCAACGTTTGATATACTCCCGCATCATCAACAAAAGCATGAACACATTTTCGAATTCCTGAAACGTTCCATTTAGTACACCATCTTGGCCCCAATATGCCAGGCGTTGCTGTAGAATGAATCATAATCCCCACCGGAATTAATTTCTTGTGATTTCGATAGCAATCATTATTAACCAAGAAATGTTGTTCAACAGTATACATTATAATATCCTTTATCTCTACACATGCTTATCCGTTTCAATTTGCGATAAAATCTCTTGTCCCCATTCATCATCCATTGTCGACTCAACCATTCTAACACCCACCATTCTAGTTGTACTGAAAACCACAAAAAAAATTTTTATGTTGCTGCCACCAAATCTCAGCAGGAATAAACTTATCGCCATGTTTAAAAAATCTAAATTCAGGTTTATTTGGTTTCATTTTGTGCTCCCCTTTCTTTGTCCGCCCATTCAATCAACAATCTTAATGCTTTTTTCCGTATTCTGATATTTTTACAAATATTCCCATATTTATTGCTATATTCACATCTTCTTTGGGATGCAAATTTCCAACCATCACAGACATCCCACGGTTGACACCCTGCTTGACATTCGTATTCCATATTTATTATTTTACAACTGTGTTTCATGTGACTATTTAACAATCTTTTTTATATCATACAATTTATCTAGTTCGTAACGCTCTATCAGCACATTGGCCAAATCACCGTCACCCAATTCTTGCAACACCACAGCAAGCGATAACGCCGTCAAACATTTTGTTTGATGACCGGATATTTCTGAAACAATTTTCATCCTGGCCTCTCGAATGATATTATTCTCGCCTTGCTCTATAATGGATAATGGTTGGGTTGATGAATTCATTGTAGATGTTGTCGTGTTTGGCGATGGGTTTGACGGTGGGTTTGACGGTGGCGGATTCGGTTGTGGGTGTGATTTTTTATCCACTGGTTGTGCTGCTCTTTTGTGTTTTATGGATGAATTGCCAACAGGCGCAATTTGCTTTTTAATTTGATTACAAGATGCAACGTGAACTCCATAAGCACGACACTTTTCATTTCGACAATATCTATATTCATCCGTTAGTATTATTTGCCCAGCTTTTTCTGTTTTAAAAAGCGCAAAACCACAATGTGGACACTTTGGCGATATAGGACGCCCAGCCATCACGTCACATCCATACTGGCAATTCTATCCAACGATATTTTATCATTGGGATCGCCATTAAGTTCAATCTCAGTTGGTACATCAATTTTTTGACCGTTGAAAACAAAACTACGCATTACAAATCCAGAGATACGGCCATCCCTATCTATACCGTCTGTTGTTGACAAATTGATGTAATGATTCACAGACGCAAGCAATTTATCTATCCATTTATTATTCACCGCCGACCTCCTCAATCTTAGAACAACCAATGCTACAATATTTTTTACCATTCACTATATCTTTGCCACACGTGACACAACGAGACATTTTAAAAAAAGTAATCTCACCAGAAATCACCATATTTTGAAATATTTTCATTTCCGCTGGAGTCATATAATTCAATTCTGGTTTGAATGTTTTCCTATTTTTTAATTTTTTTATCATTCACTATGCATTTACAACGCCGCGATTCGACATTCATATTAGTTCTCATGCCGTGGGACCAAAACTTTTTTGCTGTTTCTTCGTCCAACACGTTTTTCAATTTACTTTTGTGAAGTAGCGCAATACCATTTACGCCACACCTCTTCATTTCTCCTGTTTTTAATGTAATAGCAATCTCATAAGTGTTTAACCAATCTATCAGTTTAGATGCCATTATAATAACATAATCTTTATATTTACCTTTTATCTTCCTTTCAACCATCAAATCGTGTATCATCTTGGCATTGTATGTTGGCATTGGTATTTGTGGCTTTTCTGATTTTGGCGATCTATATTTTTTATTTCTTCTATCTTTTTTCATACAATTTCTTTCCAAACTCTTTCTATATCCCCTACCACCACGTCAACAATATCCGCTCTACGGCCCATGCGCAACAAATATGATGGATGGTATGTGGGTATGGCTGGCAACGTTATAGATTTCAATATGGAATCCCTAATATCGGCATCCACCAACTTACCTCTCCAATGACCTATTGGATAGATACCTGCCAATCTTTTCGCTGCCGTTGATCCTACGAGCAAAATAATTTTTGGTGAAACAATTTGAACTATTTCATAAAGCCTATCTCTACAGGCTTTTACTTCTTCAATTTCAGGAACGCGATTGGCCGGTGGTCTACATGCTACGATGTTGGTGATCAACGCAACACGTTCTAATGACTTCCCCGTTGCCTTCTTGAACAATTCATCCAACAACTTACCAGACGCGCCAACAAATGGCTTGCCCATCTCATCTTCGTGATCTCCTGGAGCTTCACCAATAATCAACAATTTGGTTTCCGGATTACCTCTACACCAAACGACATTTTTTCTGTGATTACATAATTGACAACGCCGACATCCGCTCCAACGCGTATGTAATGCACCCAAACGTTCTGATAAAGTGAATTTTTCTGTATTTTTCATTTTCATTTACCAAGTTCCATTAATTCACGCATCTCGTTTGTTGTCTGCAATGACATAAAATGATACAATTTAAAATATTTCAGCAACGTATCCACATTAGGTTTTGCGATTATAATCTTGTAAGGCATATCTGTGCATATTGTAGTGAGTTTCTTATACAACCTTATATCGTCTTTCGCATCACTAATCACCAATTTAAATCGTTCACTTAATGGCCATTGTGCTTTTCTCTCGCCCATTGCACCACATATAACCGATTCTATATCGCCATAAGTGTTTATCAATTTGGATGCCCATTTTGGTCCAATACCTCTTATTCCTGGAACATTGTCAGACGAATCACCAGCAAGCGCTTTTAAATCTGAAATATATCCAGGCGCCACGCCATGTTTTTCCACCACACGTTGCTGGTCATATAATGTATCTTTGGCGCCTTGATAACCAGGCGCTGCTACAAAGACATTTTCTTTCACCAATTGACGCAAATCAGAATCCCCTGAATATATAATCACCAATGAATTTTCATCCATACTATATTCGTTGGCCAATCTTCCTATGACGTCATCCGCTTCACATCCATCTCCATAATATTGTTTAACACCAAGAAATCTCAACAAAGACTTCAAACGTTTCTCTTGCTCCCTCATGTCTTCTATGAGGGCAACCTGCTCTTCATCTAATTCGGTTTTTCGTTTGTATTCTGGATATAAATCCTTTCTGAAATTGGTAAGACCTTCCCAAGCAACAATCATCCTGCCACCATATTTTTGGTGAATTCTAATCATTAGACACAAAAAACCATACATACCACCTGTACCTATGATTTCGCCACCCACTTCAGCAGACAACATCTTAAAAGCATCTGACGTACGCCACAGTGCGTGGCGACCATCAACAATAAGTGTATCGGCTTTCAAAATTACACCTCAATATTCCATATCGCCTTTTATTTCACTAATCGGCTGTTTCTCTGCTACAATATCGCAAGAACATTCCTCAATATGAAATCTCCACATTAACTGTTTTATTTTTTTCCATTTTCTGAGCACTCCTTTACGCCGTTTATATACCCAATCAACACAATCTTCGGATTCCACGTGCATACACGCCTTAACTTCAGCAAAGGTCAATCCGGTTCTGAAATCATTATATGTCAAACCACACACCGGACACACTTCATTTACCAACCATTTTTTTGGGCCAACCATTTTGTAATTGTCACAACCTTATCGGTAGCATCAATTATTTGACTCTTTGGTATCCACACATCTTCGCCATCCATTTCCAATAACACCGACTTATCGGTCATATGAACGATTTTTTCATAATCATATAATTCTCCATCGTCACTTCCATCACAACCAATCATATCATTTGGATCCCAATCGTTTTTTTTATTCTTCATGTTTTTCATTTTATTTTTAACATTCATCATTATCTCCTATTACTATTATATATCCATTCCCTACTCAACAAATTGATTGGATAAGTTTTTGTAATCCGATTGAAAACCCTGACTTCCTTTTCGTGTAAATCGGATAATGCTATTTTTCCATGCCTCAATTGAATTTCCACCCACACGAGCATTGCAACAGCAAAGGCATCACAAAGATCTTCGCTGGTTTGCATATTTGGTTTTGGTGTTGGATTCTTTGCCGTAGGTTGTGCCGGATGTTGATCTAATGATGAAAAATTCACCCCCCATCTATCCTCCACGGCCCTTTGGACAGCGTCTTTCTGGCATGTACCGTCATGCGCAGCGAACATCTTAACCGATGTTGGATCATGAAGTCTAAGCCTAACACCATTATCCCAACAAACCAACTTCGCCAACCCGCCTGCCTCGCCAAGTTGGTGAGCGCCTTGTTCTGCTCTAAGAGCATAATCTTCAATTCCAGCATATACTGCTGATGTATGTGAAAAAGCTTGATCCAGATAAGTTCGTATCCAAGCCAATCGAGCAACGCATAAATTGTGTTTAACATCAAGCCTAAACAAATCCGAATCAATCCTAGTACCTCGATTCGACAATGATGCCGAACCAACTAACGTGGTATAATAACGAAAATTAGTCAATCTGCCACCAGTCAATTCCACAATAGCACCATGATTCAAAGATATATCCATCCCCAATGTTTTTTCCAATTTTATCATCTACGTGTCATCTTTTTTAGGTTGTCTCACAATTCTGCCACACTTCGAACAAACCCATTGTTCCTCAATCGTACCAACGCTCAATTGTCTTTTTTCCTCTTTTTCATCACCACGTATCCGCCCTTCAAGACTGGCCTTGACATTTATTACGCGCCTTGGCAAATCTGTTGTACCACAATGTTCACAATAATCTAACCATTCCATACCACACCACACCTTATTCTATTACATTGCTTCCAAAGTAGCCACGCCGTCCTGTTTCAGAACTTGAATACCTTTTTCAAAAATCTCGGCCATCTTGGAATCATGTGTCACAACAAATATACTTCCACGCCTTGATCTAAGTTTTTGAAGTAGAGTCAATACACGTGAACTTCCTTCGGCATCAAGCCCGTCCAGCACTTCATCCATCATCAATATATCCAGACTACTACCTTCATTAGATGCCACCAAATCCATCAAGGCCAAATCCGTAGCTATTTCCATTTTTTTAAGTTGACCACCGCTGGGTGGGTACATGTCGTGGCCTTCTATCGACCAACGTATTTCGATTTCATCGCGCATTTCTCCCTTGGAGCTTTTCAATTCGCGTTGTGTAGAAAATGACATAGTTATATCGCTATCAGAAAGAGTTTCCAAATAATAGTTGGCTCGTTCTGTAATTTGTGGCATGACATGATCCAATATGAAACTTGGCAATCCTTGATTGGAAAAACCCCTTGTCCAGAATTCATAATATGAAAGTTCATCGCATTTCTTTTTTATTTCAGCGGTTAATAAAACAATCTTTTTTTCGCATTCTGCCACACGGGAAACAGCCTTATCAAGTTGAATTGTATAAGGATTCTCTTTGCCCTTTTCTTTTTTAGCATCCAACAATCTATTTCGTGCTTCATCCACCAATATATTTATTCTATTTTGAATTTCATTGATTCTGTTTACTTCTCTTGTGTGAAACATGTGTGCTTCGTTGATTTGTGATTTCAAAACTGTGATTTTTTTCAATATTGCTGGAAGCTCTCTAGTTTTGTCATATGCTTGTGTATATTTTACACGCGCGGCATCCAATGAAATTTTGGATGTTGACATATTAATTTGGACTTTTTCCAAATTGTTATTTATTTCCTTTCTATGTTTTTTTAATCCACCAACATGAAGCCGCGCTGTTCCCTCGACCAATGAAGTCGTACACACGGGACACTTATCGCCATCAAGTAATTTTAATTGCCCATCTATATTATCACGTTCTTTCACAAGTAGATTAACAGCCATGATGTATTCTGCGTGTTTAATCTCCATATCTTCCGCATTTTTCTTATAAATAGCAACGTTGTGATCATTTTTTTCAATATCGTACGCTTGTTTGGTTTTTAATTCAATTTCGCATTCCAAACTAGACACGTCAAGTTTTGGCAGTTCTTCCTTGATTAATGCCAAATCTTCAGCTTTTTTCTTGCATTCTTTGGCTCTATTAACAAGTATTTCAACCGCCTCCCGATTATCACCAATCCAACGATTATATTGTTCTCTCAATCCGCTAACATCGTGTTCTTTTGCCGCATCCCTTTGTTTTATTGACGCATTTTCCAAATCCTTCACGTCTGCCTTCAACGTCCTTGCCACATCGGTCACCATTTTATGGCACGCCGCCAACAATTCTGTGTTCAGAATCCGATGCAACATTGATTTGCGTTCTGCGTCTTTGGTTTGTGGATTAGCAAAACGAGCAGAATCATTTTGCCCATACAAAACTGTATTTCTAAATGCTTTAAAATCCAATCCTACCATACGCGTGATATGATCTTGTATCTCTTGTTTTCCGCCATCAAACAATTTACCATCAGGCCTAAATATCACAACACGCGGGATGCCCTTACTTCTTGACCTCGATATTTTCCACACATCGCCCGCTTGATTAATCAAACTCACATCCACAATTGCTTTATTCGTTCCATCCCTGATGACTTTATCCCCTTTTTCGCCATCAATCGTTTCTCCATACAATCCCCATGTAATTGCCTTGAAGATCGTTGATTTGCCAGAACCATTAGAGTCTGCTGATGCCGTATCGTTGTTTTGCCCGCCAACCCACACCAAACCTTGTTTGTATAACGATAATTCCAATTTTTCATATGGTCCAAAATCAACCACAGACAAATTATACAATTCCATATTCGCCTCTAACGCCCTGCAATATTTCCTCGCCAACAGATTTCAGTCGTTTCGCATCCAAATCACCTGTTATCACGCCTGGAGTCTTCAAATATTCATCCAACGCGGCATCCAGAGTCAACTTCCCTGCCATGCCGTTTGCATCTGTCAACCTCTTTGTATGGTGATATATCGGCTTGTGTTTAAATGTCACATTCATACCATTCAAACTTTCACAAAAAGCGCTGACACGGGATTTCAAATTGATCCAATCAGGGTAGGTTGCTTCGACCTCCACCCTGATATAATCACCATTTTTCCAAACATCATCTCTTTTCAATTTTTTGGTGACATGGAAGTCCGGTGCACCGCCTGATATAAATTTACATGAAATATCTCCTGATTTCTCAAAATCAACGACCCAAAATCCAGCATCGCGTCCCATATCGCCGAAGTGATGATGCAACGGCGCGCCAACATACATGCCATTTTGTTTCTTACCAAACGTTTGGTGGGTATGGAAATGACCACCAAACGCATAATCGAAACCCGTTGTAAGCAATTTAGGTTCCAAACCATCATCACATGTCCATTCCATGTGATTACAACCTAATACGCTGTTGTGGAAAAGTAACACATTGACCAATTCTTTATTTAAATTTTTCTTTTCCAAACAAATACGTGATGCTGCTTCGGATACCACCATAAATGGCACAGGAATAAAATTCAACCATGGCCTGGGTGATAATATACCGTTGAGATAGTGGATATAATGGTGATCCATAGCTCCAAACGCTTCCACCACAAATCTACCACCACGAATACTATTGGCATCGTGATTACCAGCCAATATATACATGGGCACTGTTGTTTCAACAATGGCTTTCATCGTATGCGTAAGAGTAATTGCATCCACCAATGACTTATCAAAAGTGTCACCCAATATGAATATTGCCTCGGCCGACGCCTTCTTGGCCGCATGAATAATACGCTTTATCACGCGGCATACATCTTGCAATCGATCAGTAACACCATCAGCCATTGGTTTGCTAAAAGGTAAACGATTGCTGATGTGCAGATCGGCCGTAAATATTGCTCTGTATACATCATTCATATCAATGGTTGCTCCCATCCATTTTTTTCTACTACTTCCTCTGTCAATGGCCGCATCCATTCATTATCCACAAATGCTATCACAACTGAATCAATTCCTTGCCCCACACTTTCCCCCCTCCACGTATACCATGAGCCTTTCTTCACTATTATTCCATCACGTATGGCCTGATCTACCATCGCAGCATTTTTATCTATTCCAACGCCATAGATTATATTACACATAGCTTTTTTGAATGGCGGAGCAATCTGATTTTTGCTACAAATCAATTCCACTTCATTACCTATTTTTTCACCATCCTTTGCTATAGCAGTTTTTCTGGCCAATGACATTATTAACGATGCATAAAATTTGGGAGCCTTACCCCCCGATATATCAGTTGGATTACCATATGAAATGCCTATGTTTGTCCTGATCTGACTAATCCATACCAAAGCAATGTCTTCCTTGGATATTTTAGGCATTATTTTAGGCAACGATGACGAATATACTCGTGCCTGGGGCGCATAATGATGATCTTCCCATTCGCCTTCAAATTCGGCTTTGGTAATTGCCGCGTTCATGGAATCAAGCACTATCAGTATTGGTATTTTTTTGCCTTGATCTTCTCTGAGTTGAACCACTTTATCTATGATGGCATCAATAGCCCGAAACACTTTTTCCAAATATGATGGTTGTGTAATTATCAATTTACCAACATCCACACCTATTTTGGCAGCATAATCAGGATCAAGTTTGTATTCCTTATCGATGTAAATGGCCACCCCGCCTTGGCGTTGTGTTTCCGCAGCCAAATGCAACGCCAAGGTGGTTTTACCACAACCTTCTGGACCATGGATGATAGTCAGTCTCCCTCTTGGGACGCCACCTCTGCCAATGGCCGCATCAAATGTAGCACATTGCGTAGATGTCACGCCTTTGATTTTAATACCCAAACTATCCGAACCCAATATTTGGGTACCGTCCTCGGATCCAATAGCACCAATTATGCTGTCTAGGATACCAACGACATCATTCCCTGATTTATTTATTGCACCGCTGGAGCTTGATTTATTAACTTTTTTTTTTGGATTAGAAGACATATCTAATTGTGCCGCCGACAACTAACCTTTTTTCTTTTTGGACTCAATTTTAACGGTTTTGTTAGATACGATATTGGATGGCTTGCCTTTGGAAACTCTATCCAACTCCCTATCCAAAGCATCCAATCCGAGTTCATCATCATCCTCCTGTTTGGTTGCCTTATTTGCCTTGGGATTCTTGGTTTCCTTAGTGACTTTAATTGGCTTATCAATCTTGATTTCCTTGGTCTCCTTGGCAACTTTAAACGGCTTATCAACCTTAATTTCTTTGGTCTTCTTGGCGATTGGTGGCGTGCTTTTTTTCTTGGTTTTGGCGTCATCATCGTCATCATCGTCATCATCGTCATCATCGTCATCATCGTCATCGTCGTCATCATCGTCATCGTCGTCATCGTCGTCGCGACCATCAATAATAAGTGTATCGTCATCATCGGTATCGGCATCGTCATCGTCGTCATCGTCATCGTCGGTATCGGCATCGTCATCGGCATCGGCATCAGCATCGGAATCATCGTCATCATCGGTATCGGCATCGTCATCGGTATCGGTATCGGTATCGTCATCGGTATCGGTATCATCGCCATAATCACCATCTGTATCATCTTCAGTTTTGACGTTGTTGAGCAATGCCTCAATTTCTTCTGGAGTTTTGATCATATTCGCAACAACCTTGAACAAATCACAATCCCCGCCATCTTTCATGGCCTCAACGATTTTATTTTGCAATTCCGAACCAAGTTTAATTGGCTTGCGAAGAGTGACCATATCTGCTGTAATTTTATACCGAGTATCGTTCTTGTTTTTGCCTTCTCTGTGGATGAGAGCAAGCACCGCTCCATTCACATCTGTGATATCACCAACATCAATAAACAATTCCATGATACCATCGAATATCGTCTTGCCGACCACCATCACCGATGGATGCGGAGGCAATTTCTGCCAATCCCCTTTATCTGAACGATATTTGATTGGAGTTACTCCCCACATAAAACGCTGAAGACGTCGCGATTCGTCAGCTTCAGTCTCAGATAGGGTACCATTCTCCATTGCCAATGCCATTGGACACTTTGAGGGCATTTTGAATTTGTTTTTCTTTTTTTTAAGAAATGACTTCACGAACGGATGCTCCACGATAGGATTTGCCGCCGGATCAAGCGAAACCACCATAGCCTTGTTGGGACCAACACCATAATGAATTGCCACCTCGACATAATTCACTCCTTCTGTGGGTTCATACTTGTCGTCTTCACGGCATTGCCCGTGAATATACACCAACGTATCTCCGATTGGTGGCGTCCAAAAATCACCATTTCTTTGATGTTTTTCATAACCTTTTTTCATTTTTTTAGCATTAACTGCCATAATAAATTCTCCTTGTGCCGGATTGACACTTCAATACAATCATTACATTTTTTGTTTTTTCCTGAAAATTTCTTTCATCGCCATTTTATCGACATGTCTTTTTTCTTCACCGATGCGCTTTGATCTTGGAGCCGATGGTGTGTGCATCGATGTACTATCCAACTCCGCTCTCATCATGGCACCCTTAGATTGCAACATGCTTGCCTTGGTTTTCAACGCCTCATACATAGTTTTAGCCAACACCACATTCCGTGTGGCATTAGCAATGCCTGTTTTTATGGTGTGGAATTCCGACTGTGATTCTATACCCTGCCGCACGCGCCACTCGGCCGATTCTGTAATTGTTTTACCAAAATCGGCCCTCCATTTCCTGTAAAACGCATCGGATGCTGCCGCTTCTGCCTCGGCTGATGCCCAAATAGCGCCCCAATATGCTATTTGGGATGCCACCTTATCCATATCAGCGCTGATATCCGATATATCTAACATGTCGTGTATATTAGTTTTGATTTGGACGCCGTTAACAACGATATTTATGTCTGCAAATGTCATTTGCCACTACTCACTCGTGTTTCTGTTTCTTTTTGGGGATTTCTCTTTTTTTCTTGGGAATAGTGTCCATCGGTATTGACTCGCTGGAATCCACAGGAACGACGGGTGCGGCAACGGATTCATCAAGTCTTTTTGCCTTTTTATCCTTGGTTCCCTTTGGTAATTCAGATATTTTGAATACTTTGGACGTTTTCTGTTCCTTTGATGATTTGCCCTTTTTATCCTTGGATTTTTTCTTGGTTTTAGATTTTTCCGTGGACTCTGAATTCACTTCACGTTTGGACAACATAGATTGGCGAAATTTGAGAATCAACATATCACTATATGAAACTTCTCCCCCCTCCATCAATGGTGTTTTCAACGTGCGACCCTTGTTCAATTTCATACGAAATGTGCCAAAGTTGTGGATTCGCACCAACTCGCCATCCTTGCATCGACGTATGATTTCTTTGAACATTGCCTCCAATAGAGGCAACGCATTCACTTTCACACCACTCTCGGTGGTGATTGGCATTAACCCAACTTCCTTTGCCACATCTTTCAGACCTGCCATGATAACCTCCTGTTTTGCATTTCATGTCATCTATTGCTTATTACCTTACCTAGATTAATATTTTTTGGATGATTTTTATACCAATGAATATTCCCACCATTAAAAAAATATTGCCACTTACGCTTATTTCTAATGTCTTTTTGGCGAGACAATTCAATTGATAATAAATTGCCTGCCTTGATTATATTACCAAACTCCGCAATCCAATTAGAAGCAAAACAAATACAATCAATGGAATTTCCCACCGCATCAATCATACTAAAAAATGCCATTAACTTATCTTTTTTATCATATTTGAAACGAATTTGCAACACAACGCCTGTAAATTTATGTGTTTTATTCTCAAAAAATTGAATGTTCTGAGTTCTTTGTTCAGCAACTTGTTCACCAATCATCAAACCCTTTGCTTTCCAAATAACCATTTGCGCTGGATGTTGCCCTGCGATGATACTTTCCCATACATTCAATCTCTCATTAAATTCTATTTTTTTCCTGTATCCTTCCAAATCTATCGCGAAATGTGCTCTCAAATTTTCAAATTGCTTGTTGGGCACGGCATGAACAATTACCGGTGTACCGATACCAGCATCAATCAACTCTCTCATATCATCAAAAATATCTATGTCAAACTTGATACGATTCTGTTTACCGCCTGCGTCTTCCACGTTGACGTTGGCATATCGGCGTCCCCAAAACATTTTCTTTCGATCACTTTCTGAGGGCAATTCTCCTGTGTGAAAATCGCCTATCTGATTGTATTTCACTTCCAGTATAACGCCACAAATATATACCCCTTTGTCATTATTGTCCTCCCAAAAAGATTCATCAGACATCATCACCATTGGCACTTTCACATTTTTATCTATGAAATCTTTGTAAGCGTCGATTGGATGCTTACCAAACGCCAATGGATTTACACGAGATGCTATGAGTTGCCTTTCCTCATCAGCATAATCTGGTTGTTCCGTGGATGCATTGAGCATCTCCTTTGCGCGCGTAGCACCGCCTTTACCCTTGTTCCATTCCTTCCAGAAGGAGTCTATATTGTCAACGAACCATTTTATATTTGGTATGAATTTGAGCGCTCCAGATTTAGCCAATGCTAATGTCACTCCTCTATGTACTTTCCTTCTTTCTACACGCGTTAAAAAATCAAATAAGTCTGTGTATGGTTGATTATCCATTATGGATTGCGATGCCGCTTCACCAACTCCCTTGATATCCACCAGACTGCCTCTAATTGCGTTTCTTGCTGGGTCTATAGCAAACTCACGCCTAGATACAGACACATCAGGCGGCAACAATTCTATGCCATGCCGCTTCGCGTCCTTGGCGAATGCTTGGATGCGTATCCTCTCTGGTGTGTTTTTCAATAATGCCCAATAGAATTCCAACGGATAATTCACTTTCAAATACATGCCCCAATATGCTATAACACCATAAGATGTTGCGTGACTTTTATTAAATCCATAGCTATTGTGACTTATAAGACCATTAGCAAGCACATAATTATTAGGTTCATTAACGCATTCCATATCCCACGTTTCTGCCAATCCAACATAAGTTATTGATTTTACTGATGCGTGAAACCTGCTTTCATTTTGTCTTCCATATGTTCCGACGAATGGCATGATTGGCACAACACCTCTAAATTCTCCAATGCGTTGTTTTTTGGATTCCTGTCTATATGGTGGACGTGAAGAGATTTCATATTTGGCGCTTGGTGTTTCAATGGTTTGCAACCACAATGTTGGCACGTTTTGTTTATTTTCAATAATTCTTTTCTTATCTTTCTGAATTCTGATATATGGCCACCCGCCCAAGAAGGATTTTTTGAACCACAAATCTTTTCGGATTGCGCCGCGATTGATGGATGCGTCTTGTCCAGACCTTTTTTCCACCCTTTGCCACGAATACTTGTTTTGCTGTGTATTGAACCAACAGGATTTCCTGATTCCGTTTTTTCTTTTCTGTATTTTTGTTGGTAGTGCGGGCCGCACAATCCTTTTGCCAATGTTTCCCTTGTACATCCTTCCATTATACACATTTACAACCTCCAATTTATCTCCTATATTCAACTTTTTAGTTTGAATATATTCACCAAAACCATTTCTCCACCAATGCTCCAATGTTGAAAATACTGTACCGCACGTTGTATCCATTAAGACTATTTTTTTAACACCAGAAATACCAACAGACTTTATCGTATTAACAACCAATTTACCATTTAAATATGAATATACCGCGTCGCCATCTCTCAAATGGTCAATTCTTTTTAAACCACTTGGCGTGGAAATCATAGTATCGCACTTCAAACATCCAAAAAATGTTATCGCATCCATTATTTTCCCGGCAATCTTTTCATCGATTCCAGAGTGCTCACGCGCCCCACGAATAAAATTCTCGCGTTCTTTCCCGATTGTCTCGTCACCAAATTTTTTTGCAATCTTCTTACGCAACGAATCTGCCGTGCCTGGAGGGAAACCAGCTATATCTGTAAAAATTCGTTGTACATGTTCTTGATACACAATGACACCCATGGTATCCGCTGTGATTGCTGAAACCTTTGGATGAAAATGCCCTTGTGTTCTTTTTTCTGGGTGCTTCTTACGATCCACATATTCGGTGGCCAATCCACTCCTTGCTGTGCCTGGACGATTCAAGGCAGTCATAGCAGCCACATCTTCAAATGTATCAAACGACACGCCTGTACATATTTTATCCGCACCCGGTGAATCATATTGAAAAATGCCCACATAATCATGGGCAGTAAATGCTTGAAGTATATCAGCCAAATTCAAATCCAAACGTTCTAAATCTATCACCACGTTATGACGTTCTTTTATGGCCCTAACAGCATCTTTCAACACCGCCAACGTTCTAAGTCCCAAAACATCCATCTTGAGCAGACCGTGCGCTTGAACCCCATTCATATCAACAGCAGTCACAACAACATCGCCATCCGCGTGCTTTCTGACCTCCAGCGGCGTAATATCCACCAACGGCACCGGACTTGTTACCACACCAGCAGCATGAATACCCAAATTCTTATGCATGCCTTCCAATTTCCGAGCATATTTCAACACATCGGGATATTTTTTATTGAATTCACGACACACTTTAAAGTCTTTGAACGAATCCACTATTGTCTGGCTGACTCGCTCATCACCGCTGGACCGTTCGATAATAGAGTTGGTTACTTCATTCACATCCGCATACGGTATTTCCAGCACCCTTGATATGTCTTTTAAACACTGCTTACCACTAAGTTGTGAAACCGTTGCTATCTGGCTCACCCTATCTGCGCCGTATTTTTGTCTGAGATATTCGATGATCTCTTGTCTTCGAACATCCTCAAAATCCATATCTATATCGGGCATATCAACACGTGCCGGATTAATAAAACGTTCAAACAGCAAAGCGTGTTCAATAGGATCAACAGATGTGATACCTAATAAATATGCCACGAATGATCCGGCAGCTGAACCGCGTCCAGGACCGCACATAATATCCTGTTTGCGCGCCCAATCATATAAATCCCTTACCAACAGAAAATACGTAATAAATTTTTGTTTTTGAATTGCTTGTAATTCGTGTTTCAGTCGAGACTTGTAAATAGTCATCGCTTCTTTGTATGTTATCGCATGTTTTTTTGCATACGTAGACACTCTACTTGGTATTTCTCGCCATTCCCAACCGTGTACGCACATAGCTTTCACGTAAGCATATTCATCACCGTTATATCGACTAGGCACATCCACCGGTGGCATTAAACAAGCAAACCTATCTATTTTTACAATGTCTTCATCTATAATATTGGACACAACTAATGTATTATTCAACGCACGTTTAATAAGTTTGCTGCCCATATAATCATGGTTTTTAGTAAAATCACGAAACATTTCTTTTCGTGATTTCAAATATAATTCGCCATCACCAAATCGAAATCTATCGGGATTTTTCATTTTATCTCCTGTGCCGATACACAGAAGTACTTCGTGTGCCTCAGAATCAGAAGCGTCAACATAATGAGCATCTTGTGTTGCCACCATATCAATATTTTTCCAACGTCCCATAAGTTCCATAGCAAACTTATTGGCCAATATCTGATCATTACCAGCGTGGGGCATCACTTCAAGCCATAATTTATCTCCAAATGCCTCATATAAACGGTCCGCTTCTTTTAACGCACGTTTTCGCTTGCCCAAACAAGCATGATCCATAATGATGCTCGATTGACACCCGGTGGCCACAAGCAAACCATCTTTGTATTTCAAAAGTTCTTCGACATCAATCCTTGGTTTGTAATAAAATCCATCCAACCATGCATTGGTAGACAATTTGAAAAGATTTTTCATGCCAACATCGTTCTGGGCCCAAACGGTCAGATGCCATCTGTCTCGAATACCCTCACGCTCTTCATATTCTTTGATTGCACCCTTTCGTTCACCTCTTTTCAAATCTCTGGTAATTTCTGTTTTTTCATCGTCAGTCAACCCTTTTCGGCGCATATCGTTAGCAACATAAAACTCAATGCCATATATAGGTTTTATACCACGTTCTTGGCATGCCTCTTGCTGTGTATAATATTGCCTCATAGTACCATGCTCGGTGAGAGCAATCGCCGGGTGCCCCATATCTTTGGCTCTCTGGGCATAGTCTGCCACCTTGCCACAACCATCAAGCTGCGAATAATCAGAATGCACGTGCAAATGCACAAAATCTTCTTTGATGGTCATTTTCCCCTCACGAATCTACACACATCCTTCAAATCGTTTGGAAAATCTTCATTAAGCATCCACACCAAATAACCATCATCTACGCCATATATATGCGAAAGAGTACAACCATTATATTTACCAAATTTTATCAAACAATCCCTACCATCAGCGCTAATTGCGTAACGATTATTCCAATCTTTTATTTGTTTAAATTTTTTAACCAATTTGGTCGATTTAATTTTTTCTGATATTTCAATATATCCTGTGCCCTTACAAGTTTCGCAATATATATCTCCAATGTCAGCATGCCTACCACCACAATCAACACATTTGGTGTGTTTCTTTTTTGTAGACAGCGAAAGACCAACAGACAATCGCTCTCTCATTTCTTCCAAAGTCGCCATATCATTTCACAATATCGAGTATCTTATCGACACCATCGCTCTTTTCGTGAATATTGGTAGTATCCAATCTAAACCTTTTCATAGGCAGGCGATAAAATATTTGCTCATATTCCTTCTTAAGTTTTTCAAAATCTTTCTTTTCTGGACACCATCTATCATGACAACGTTTTGTTGCCACGGCATACGAAACGTCCATCCATATATAAATCAATGGTGGTTTACATTTATCCATAAGAGATGTCCAGAAATCCAGCAATCGCCTGGCTATTGTCTTTTCGGTGTACCATCCATCAAATTGATTATATGTTCTCCCATATACTATTGCCGATGCAATAGTTCTATCCAATATGGCATCAACCTGAAAAGATGCCATGAAATCTGCCATGAATATATCATCTGCGTGTGTATTTATAGGGATCTTAAGTTCTGTCAATTCCTTTCGCAATTCTTCCCCTGTGCTACCCCAATGCAATTTTTTGTCTGCTGATCTGAAAACCCGACAGATATTAATTCCCAATTTTTCTTTCAGAAGATAAGCGTATGTTGATTTACCTGCTCCATTAACACCATCTAGCATTATTATCACAGTTGCATCTCCTTGGCGACTCTATCCATTATTCTCAAACCAATTTCCCATTCTTCGTCACTCAAATTTAATGGCGGCGTGATTTTCACCGGATTAGATCTGAATGCTCCAATCACTAATCCCTTGTCAAGACACCGCATTGAAAATTTTTTGGCATCCCCATTTATCTCAAACGCAATAAACATTCCGATGCCCCTTGGTGTTTTCACCCAATTCTTTTGCGCCAAATCATACATCATCCTCTGTCCCATCTTGCGCACCTTAGAGAGATTATTATCCAACCAATCAAACATGACTTCTACGTGATACAACGCAGGCGGACTACCAGCGAATGTTGAAAAATGTGTGCCTGGTGTGAATGATTGTGCAACTCTATTATTAGCCAAAGTTGCAGCAACCGGAAATCCCATCCCAAAACCTTTAGCCAACGCCATTATATCTGGTTGTATTCCTATGAGTTTTGCATATGTGATATCGCCTGTTCTGCCACTACCTGTCTGTACCTCATCAAATATCAGCAAAGTATCATTCTGGTTGCACATCATTTTCAATTTTTCTAACCATCGAATATCATATACGCGAACATCATTATTACCAAATACAGGCGATATGATTACTGCCGCTGCTAAATCAAAATTGATTTCATCAATTTCTTGAAAAACAAAACTTTCCGGAAATGGTCCAAACCCATCGAAATGATAATTTGGACCATCACTTGCTGCCAAAGCACCATAAGTCCTACCATGAAATGCATCTTTTATTGACCAGATTTGATCTTTTGACCGACCTTGCAATTCAAACCATGGCTTATCATATTGATATTTTCTTGCCAACTTGATTGCTGCTTCGATTGCTTCCGTGCCACTATTGCAAAAAAATATCTTATCATATCCTACAACACGACACACCTTCTCAGCAATCCGATTTCTCAATTCATTATCAAAAAGATTCAACGTATGAAGAGATTGGCCAGCACCACGTGATCTTGCATCCAAATGATACACAGAACCGTGTCCTAATGATGCTGTACCAGAATCCGTAAAAAAATCCAAATACCACATTCTAACATCTTCGTGGACGCCTTCAAAAAAACTTCCCTTGCAATCCCCTGTAGTCACTATTCCACCACGTGGTTCTATTGTATTCATCAAGAAACTCATATCGCGTTCCTCTTTCCTGTATAAGGATTTCTACCCCAAAAATTTCTGTATTGCTCTGCCCGTATTTTCATTTCTTCAACCATAGGGAATTCAATGTTACTGAAAAGTGGATAATAATGATAATTCACATACAAGGGACACGGCGGAAGATTGTCCTCGCTGTTCATCCGCCTCTTGCATTCCTCTTTATATACACACCCATTAAATTCATCACCATCCATACACGGCGGCGAAATCATTTCATAAAAAATTGGATGTATTTTTGTAGCCAACTCTCGTACCATGCCTTTAATGATAGGCCCCCATATACCAAGTTGAAGAATCCAACAACCCCTTTCTCCCAGAATGTGCTGGAGTGAATTCATATTGAGACTCCAACTAATACGATGTTGTGCTCCTAATGGTATTAATTCCCTTGCGTCTTCCAAGGGAACTCCAGCAGCAACCAACGAATTGTAAGCATCTTGGATACGACTCATAGTTTGATAATACAACAGCGTAGCATCGTATCCATTATTTAGCGCTTCACGCGGCACTACTTTCCCCTTCAATGTATCAGGCACACGAAACATCTCATCATCGTAAAATCGACCCATATTTTGAATACGCATTGATTGGGACCACCAAGAACTATTGTGTAAATTAGGCATTATATCCACCGTCATATCCGCACCCAATCTTTCTGGCGATGGATGTGTACCTATACGATGCCTAACTGCCTGCTCCCTCCAACTAACAGACACCCCTTCCAACATAAACACAAAATTAATGTGTTCTCCAATCGGTATTCTCTGAGCAATGATTGCCCTGAATGTATCTTCAATTTCAGATTTCGATATGATAGTGGAAACCTCCATAGGTGAAAGCAATGTCTTCTCTGTTTTGGATGCACGCCACACAGAATAAACTGTCTCCAGCGGCTGTTGTGTCCAACTCAACAATGTTACTTTAGGTTCCATGACGTTATGGCCTTCCTATCACACTAATCACTTCATTCCAACCGTACACGCGTGTAATCAAATTTGTATCTTTGATTGTCTCATTATATGAATAATCCATCACCAACACCTTGATCCCCAATTCGGATACTTCCAAAACATGTTTCTCTCTGTCTTCCACCAAATATGATGGCATGGCTGGAAAGATGTGTTCATATATTGCTTCGGCCTTATCCTTGTTGAATAACAGCAAATCATATTCGATACCATGTTTATTCAACCATTGCACGGTATCTGAATATATGTGCCGATATTGCCATATTGGCCTAGCGGATATAATCACAATTTTCCAACCATAACTTTTCAACAATCGAATACTTTCTGGAGCAGAATCTACAGGAGATAATTTCAAAAATCCATTACTTTTGTAAAATTCTTCCTTCATCGACTCCAGCATGGTAACCATTACATCGCCCATGCCATCCATCGCCTGCCCACGTGCTTTTTTCAATCCTATGTCCCAATCTAACATATCAGCAATAACATTATCCAAATCAAATAATATCACCCGCGTATCTCGTTCCAGCAACAACCTTTCACCACGCGCTTTATCGGCCACCACGGTAGATTTGTTCAGAAACGTATCGTACAAATCAGTATCAGTCAATCCATATAGTTGCCCGATGGCTATTGCATATTTCAATACGTCCACCACGGCCTCAGCAACGTTCGCTTTTTCAATCTCTGTGGACCTAAGTATGTGCACCTTGTAGTGCGTGGCAGAGTTTGCCAATTTAGCCACCTCCTCATCCAATCCCAATAACAAATCCTTGGCCACCTCTATTTTACGCACCTTCGTCATTGCTTCTGGATCCATATTGAATCCGATTTGTTGTTCCAACTGACGCTTCCAAATTTCCTTCAATCTGCTCATTCAAACCATCGCTTCCCTAATTCGATAGCACGATTAAGCGTAACATCAACAGTCATCCTTGATTCCCATGCCGCGAATCTACCCAATAATGCCACATTCGATGGCACAATTATTTTTTGATCCAATGGAAGTAAATGTCCTTTCAAATTTTTTTTTATCCCTTCCAAACGCCATCCATTCTTAAACAAAAAATTTAAATCAGAATATAACCTAACTTCATCCAATTTGCCATTAGCCTCAACAGCATATCCACCATCGCCATACGATATTCGGTGAATATAATTTGATGGAGTGTATGGAGTATACACATAATCCCAACCAGCGTATGTGTTACGTGTTCCTTTGACTATCGCTATATTCAATTTCATCGCTATGGCAGATGCAATCTCGTAATCGGTCACCAATTTTATAATCCACAACGGTATGGTCAGAACCAAATAATCAAATTGTCTGACCGTATTGTTGCTCAAATAAACCTTGTCGTTTATAACCCTTATCAATGATGCTTTAATTATATTGCAATTAGATGCCAATACATCAACCAATCGTTGAAAATCACAATTCAATGCATTATTTGATTTAGCGTTGGCTGGTTCGTTCATTGCAGTATCATCAAAATCTCCTAATTCCATCAATCTAGTCTTGCGATAATGATCGCGTTGAATACGGATAGCCTCATCCTTACTCAATTGCGATAAAAATAATGGATATTTTCTGACCTCCCCTCTCAATAATATTCCCCCCCTTACTCTATAATCGCACCAATAAATCCCAAGACCATCCAAAAAATCTTCCATCGCCCTGGATTGATGGATGTATTTCAATCCACCCAATACAAATTCGCCGCCAACAACGCCAGATTCATACACTTCTACGGCAACGTGCGAAGCATATTTGGAAAATACGTTAGCAACCACCAAACCCGATATACCACCACCAATTATTATGACTCTTTTCACCATTCACCTTAATAAAAATTGGCGGCGCCTTGCAATGAATCCGCTGTTAAACGGTTGGAGAACGGCAAGGCGCCACCAGAGACACCATCGCCTAGTTTTAGATGAATTAGGCATTCCATCAACCGGGCGATGGCAAATTTATTTTACCTCTTTTTATCATTTTGGCTACTAATTGTGCCACCAGCGCAACACATTCTTTGTCCATCCCTGTACATATTGTCTTAAATCTTCCATCATCAACGTGTGCCGGATGTATCTTTTTCATAACATCTATACCCACACCATCATAATCTAACACATCCATAGGTAATTCAATATCAAACGTCATCGTTCTTGGTTTGAATCTAATCAGCACCACCGGTTGACCCAATGTGCCCGGTTCTTTGCAATATATTGAAACGTATTTACTTGATTTTTTTTTATCAATCAAATAAAGTCTGCCTGGTTTTATTATCCCTTTTGGTGGTGTAAATTTATATTCCACCAAATTTTCAATAAAATGAAGTTTGAAATGTTCAAATAATGCATCCAAGGTGATTTTTCTCGCGTGTGCCTTAGCCCTGGACCTTTTTACTGCTGCTCTTCTTGCTTTTTTCAATGGTACATTTTTCTTGACTGATGTCTGGTGAATGATTTTCCCCTCCGCAACATTATATTTAATCGCCAACGAATCACAGAAATCAATAAATATCTTCCGACCACCAATTGGCATCGCACGAAATGCGTGGTGTAATTCACTATCTGGAACCAACGTAATGTGTCTCTGATAACCATTGTCAGTTCTTTTCACATATTCACGGAATGCGCCACATCTATTCCTCCACGAACATGGTTTTTTGGCAAATTCATCGCCATCTTCATCTCCATCACACGAAACATCGCCGTTCTTGTATTCACCCACACAGAATGGTACATATTTTTTATTCATTATTCAACGCCTTGACCATAATTTTGTACCACGATAATGGAATGCATTCGTGGGCCCCAGTAATTTTCAATCCAAATACAGCACCGGTGAGAGGATTAAATCTCCCCTCTGCGATAATGGTATAATACACATCGCCACGCTTTATTACTATGACCGATCCCCACTTATACCATTTTATCAAACGTGAATAAAATGGTAAACCATTGGCATCTTTCACAGTACTACTCGCCGCATATTCATCCGATGATGTCCGCTCGGGATCCAGATGCCTTTTTCTAAAAGTTTTTTGTTCGAATTCCAAATCTTCGACCTTACCTGTAACCATCCACACCGATGGCCATCTTTTATCTATTACCAAATCATCAAATAATTCGTTGAAATCATCGTCATATTTGGCCATTTCTAAAAACAATTCCCTGATTTTATATAATGACCAGCCAACGGCATTTTTATTAATGCCCAAGAACGCAGCAATCTGATCAAATGTTATATTAAAATCATCTGCCAATACCAATACGCCTTGCTCATCTTTGTGAACAAAATCAACTCCATCCGAATACAACATGGATAGAAAATCATTCGATGGATGTACCTTACACTTAAATACCTTACGATCAATGCCACCAAGTTTATTATACATTTTCATAGTGAATTTGCCTACACCAGAACGCACTCTATGATTCATTGTTTCACATTCCGGTGATAACATTTTTGTATCAATCAAACCACAAATTTGTTTATATCCACCGCCTCCACCGCGTTCATTATCCATCAACATATTAAGAGAAATTGGCGAACACGGTTTATTGTATACTTTTCCATCCGTTCCGGTTACAAAAATATGGGGCATTTTAGACTTCATCAATGCTTCGTATGCCATACCGAAATACGCATTTTTAACCACCTTCCACACATATGGCCCCACACAATCTTCACCTCTTTCGTGATCGTAATGAGCCAACGCGACCACTATTGCCACTCTACCCTCTTGCAATGCGTCATCATAATCAATGGTTGGTATCGATGACGACAATCGTCGCGATTTTTTTGATAAAAATGGCATTACATCTTTTTCTATTTTTGCATATACATCGTGTATGTTCTGACCACATACATAACCATCCGCAAATTTATCAATCATCACGTAACACCTTCCTTTTTTATTGTGCCCTTTGTATTCTCTTCACAAACATTTCTTTCATTTTTCTATACACCAATACTGCCAATTGATTCAAATCGTATACTGAAATATTAGTAGCACCAGTCAATCCATTATAAAAATTCTCTACAGCATTAGTTTTAACACCAATTCCCAATACCTCAATACCACAAGAGGTAATTAATTTAACAACATCGCGCAAATGTTTTTCCAACATTTCAATCCCTACGCCGCCCCCACGAGGCATTCCATCGCTAACCACAAATAGTATTTTCCGTTGCTCTGGTCTAGCGGACAATCTTTTTGCTATTTCAAATATAGATTCTCCATCAATGTTGTTACCGGTACCGTGCACGCCATTAAGTCTGTATCTACATGATACATAAGACTCACCAAATTCTTTAAATAACACAAACTCCAATGGTTCGTCCCTCTGCGTCCCTGGGATTATGGGGCCGCAATGTGAAACATTTGTATGAAATCCTATCACTTCAAAAGGAACACGCAACGCCACAAATGTTTCACACAATGCCAGTACCATCAATTTTGCATATTTTGATTTAGTATCACGTCTATTACCATCGCCCATGGAACCGCTCAAATCTATTGCGATAGCAAACGCCGTATTAAGAGATTCGCCACACTTCATACTTTTAAAAATATTTTTGCATCCGGTTGGCACTCTATGTAGTGATCGTTTATCAATCCTACCCCTGCATTTGCCCCTTTCCACCGTGAACACCGCTTTGCCTTTAATCACACCCAATAATTTTCCTCTCATCCCTGTGATTTGAGACATCACAAAATCCTTATCTTTAGTGTACAATTTATGATTTATCGAATGATCCGTATGTGGTTTTATCCACTTATCCAACGCAACAGCGTTAGGATTGGGCACATATCTTTCATTAGTGAAAACATCCATCGCCGCCTCGATGTGCATCTCGTGCCTAATTCCATCAACCAAATCATCAATATCCGTATCGCCGTTGATCTCTTCAATCAACGCACCAACACCATTTTCATATTCATTGGATGTATCGGTGGGCGTATCATTGGATGTATCGGTGGGCGTATCATTGGATGTATCATTGGATGTATCATTGGATGTATCGGTGGGCGTATCATTGGATGTATCATCGGATGTATCGGTGGACGTATCAGTGGACGTATCAGTGGATGTATCGGTGGATGTATCATTGGATGTATCGGTGGATGTATCGCCAATTTTAGACATCACACGATAAGCAAGTCCCAATGAATCCTCTGCACGCATAGCATGTTTGCTTTCAATAATTTCTTGCACAATGGATACCATATACGGCCGATATTGAACGGGCAACCACTCCATATCGCAACCATTCGCCGACATCAATATCGCACCACCAATGGCTGGCCAAAAATTTACACCACCATTAATTATTTTTTTCTTCAACAAATCCACAGCATATTTAGCCGCTTCACGGAGATTTTCGCCCATGCCTACATACAATCCAGAATATTTGTTTTCTATACGTATATCCTCAAAAACATTAAAAATCAATCTCAATTTATTGTTATCAATACTATTCATTATATCCATAGCAGTACACCAACCATTTGCTTTATGTGCACGTTCTTCAGCGATATGAGAAATTTCGTGATCCAACAAACCATGAAGTATTTTCTGGGATGCCTCTTGTAAATGATCAGCGTTGAATGGATAAAATATTCTATTACCATCAGTAGAACATTTAATTCCCGATGGCACAACAATTACATCCCAATTCTTAGACATCGCACGAGCAATTTTTTGAAATTTACTCACCATAGTAATTGCTTTTTTCATCATATTGCTCCGCCAAAAATCCTTTGTATAATAGCATCCACGAATGTTGCATCATCCTTACTCAATTTACCTAATATTGCAACTTCAGCAGCTTTCCTAACATTATCAAACCTCAGAGTTTTTTTCGCCCATCCAATCAATCGTCTGGTTGAAAATGTACAATAACATTGTTCATTAACAAAGGCTTCGCGAACTAATCTAGCAACGCCAACCATAAGTTTTGCCTGCTCCTTATTTATACCACTTTTCGCCACCAAAATTTTTTCTTCTGATTGACTATCTGGGTGTGAAAAATGAATGGTGGTACCAAATCTATCAAGCGTTGCTTCATTAAGTACATTTGTACCACTAAACATACCAGTATCGTCACCACGACCATTTGTGTTATCCGTAGCGAAAATACAAGTGCGCGGATGTTTAAGAACTATTTCACCGCCATTTTCGATCAACGCCAAACTATCTCCATCCAAACATCCATGCAATCTCAACATAATATTCGCAGGAGCTGCCGTTAATTCATCAAACACAATATAATAACCCAACCGCCAACACCTTGTAAACATCCCATCGCACCACACAGTAACATTATTTCCACATTCATCCGTGACGAGTTTAGTTTCACCAATAAAATCTTCCAACGAAATACCATTGGTAAATTGAAAAATATAAACTGGCGTATTTGTTATGGCACCCAATTGTTTCACCAGTGTGGTTTTTCCAACGCCAGGTGGCCCCCAAATAAAAATATTATCACCATCCTCTATTCCAACGGACGCAATTTCCAAATATTCCATTTCCCTTGTGTCCATTATCCATTGTTCATCATATTTAGGGACATGCGATTTTTGCAATTGAGACAATTCGGAATCTTGAACCATTTTAAGTTGTGACACGCCAATTTTAAATATTCTCTCTGCGTCACTTCCTTGTTTGATTAAATGTGATTCCGATTTGTGACGAAACACCTCTGCTATAACGTTTGGCATCGATTGTTTTGCTGACAACGATGCGTTCTTCCTGGCTGCTACGCTGATTGTAGCGGCGTTTGGATATTGAGATAAATATTGTTCCTTGGTGATGTTGTGTTCTTTTTTGAGATGTATTTCCAACCTGTGAAAATAGCATTCGCAAATTTTACATTGTATCTTTTCGCCCTTATCGTCAAATTTTAAAAATTTATCACCCATATCGTTCTCCAATTTCACGTCGCGCTGAGGGGTGCCTATTCCCTCAATCATAATATATCGCTGATATTTCCATACGTAAAGTTTTTTATATTGCCATATTCATATTTTTATGTAAAAATAAATGTTTACGCATAAAAATTATTCAATCTTTTTCTACTATTGCCAATCATAGCCAACGTTTTACTCATTTTATTACCGTTATATGGCACTGCGTCCTCAATAGCTTTGAATGCTTCTTCTCTTGTGGAATCCCCTGGATCCATCCCTAAGGGCAATTTAGCAATTGAAACATCTCTAAATCTGCACACCAATTGCTCTGCCACTTTATATGGCGCTTCAATCTCTTCCGGATCAAGCATTATGATGATTGAAACATCAGTTGGTTTAGCAATCAACATAACAAATTGTTCAATGTGCAGCACCTTGCCCATGAGTGCCATAGCAGGAAATCCGTGCTGCCACAATTTAATCGCATCGAACGGACCTTCAACCAACACCACATCGCCACCTATCGGATGATGATTCCAACCAATCAACAATCGACCATGATCAATCCCCTTGGGATTCAAATACCTTGGACTCTGTGCTCCCGTTGCATCGCGAGCAGTGAATGAACGACCGGCTGGACACATCACCGGAATGATCACCCTACCACCATACCGGCCTCTCCTTGCCCAACCAAGCCCCCATTCTCTAGCGGTATCCCGTTTAATGCCTCTCTGTTTTAAATACACAGGCATCGACCACCGACCGTCTTGATAAACTGGAACAAACTCGGGCGGTAAATCGCACACCGTTGGATGTATTTCTGTTTTTTCCTCCAACGACGAAATCTTAGACAACAACGTCTGTGGCGTTTCTTTGCGCCTAAATTCCACGTTGTGTTTCATGATGTATCTGCGTGCTTCACCATCGCTAATGCCTTCTATTTGAGCAACCACCCCGACAAGGCGATTACCTCGTTGATCGCACGCAAAACAAATATAATTACCTGTTTCAGAATCCACGTAAAAATGCCCAGATTTTTCACACCATGGACAATCTCCCACCAATTGCTTGGTAGCATTCAATTTAACATTATCTATGTTATCTCTACAGTACTCAACCACGTCGAATTTCACGACAACACCTCTTTATGGTTGATTGCACTCAACCGCTATTCGACACAACTCCTTGACGCAATTATCATACCGCTCGTCTATTGCCCTGCCCCTACTCCAATTTTTAATCCTGTCCCGTAATGACCTTTTCAGTTTCTCAAATTCAACATCGTCAAGGTCGCCACTGCCCCTAAAACGATACATCAGGCACTCAATCGCAGCCAACAAACTATATGAATTTTTAGGGTAAATGTCATATTCATCCGCATGAAACTTACACAAATAAACCCATTGCCTTGATGCATCTCGTTTTTCAAAACATCCAGATTCACAACACGTCATTTTCGCCTCCAGGCACACCAGTACCAAATAATTCCACAAATATGTTTGGTTGCCGATGTCACCATCACACCTTTTAGAACATTATCCTTAAACCCTTCATTCGTGTCTACAATAGTTTCCAGCGGACCACGCGCATCACGCTTCATCTTTTTCCAACTCCTTGATGTACATTTTAGCAAATTGGGCATCCACGGGAATTGTTATTTTATCTTCACCGTCTCGATATTTGCTGATAAAAAGTTCCATATATTTTCCATCTAATGCATAGATGTGCTCTTCTTCTGCGTCCCCTTCGCCATCGTCTGTTGTCACTCGTGTACTCCTGGTTTTTTTTTCTGGAGTATTGATGCTGATTACCAAATCAGCAATCCTGCTTTTATCGTATGATTCGCTTGCTGCTTCTGCGTGTGCTACTTGTTTGGCAAACTCCTTGCCCGCTTGGACTGATGACCACACGGCATAACCCTGTTGAGCCATCCCAGATAAATTCCAATACACATCCGCCTGCTCCAAACGATATGATTCGTATCTTCTAACAGAGGACATGTGATCTCCAGAATCTATCACCAACATTTTTGGTACAAATTTTACATCCTCATTTAAATCATCAATAATACGTTCCAAATCGACCACAGTTGTTTTACGCACAGGCGTTTCCACTATCACTAATTTATCCGAAAAACGCCTCATGGCATATTTTCGTCTGGTATCCAAACGCCTCAATTCGCTGGGCATAAAATCAAATTTCTTGAATTTGTTGTATTCATATTGTGCCCATCGCGAATCCATACGTTGAGCCACCTGTCTGGCCGACATCTCCATTGTGAAATAAATAGTCGGATAACCACATGCAGCGCCCCAATAGGCAAGATTACACAGCATAATACTCTTGCCCTTCCCTGTAGTACCCATCACCAAACCCATTTCTCCCATCTCTATTCCGCCACCAAGAATATTATCCAAATGTTTGAATCCCGTTGGAACGCGAGCAACAGCATCTGGATGTTCAGCATTGAATTTACGTTCTCTTTGTCTCTCTTCAAATTCTTCAATCCAATGGATCATGTGATAATTGCGTGGTTTTATATCTTGTCGAGAAGCAGCATTGAGTATCTCCCATGCCTTTTCGATGTGCTCTTTTTCCAATTCCTTTGCCGCTTCTTCAAGTACACGTTGTGCATTGACCGCTCTTACAAATTGTTCAAGTTCAGCCAAAGTTGCTGTTGCTGCTTGGGGTTTTATGTGTGCTATTTTTCTAATTAATTCTAAATGCGCTTTCAATTCTTCTGGTTTGGTAAAATCATGCTGAGCTCGCATCACTATAAGCCTGCCATTGGGCATCTCTCTATAGGTATCCCAAATGTGCTTTATTGATTTCCACACCCAAGAATGTTGCGGGGAACCAAAATGATGTACTTCCAATAATGGCGCTGCTTTTTTCAAATAAACTTGATTCCTCAAGCATTTAGACAATATAGTTTCTTCAAAATCTATATCAAATTTCATAATTTATTGCCGATGACCAAACATATGACTTAATTCTCTTTCGACATTCCAATCCACCACGCCCACGTCATCAAATTTTTTACCGTGTCTTTTTCTCAATTTTTCTATGTTATCGGCGAGTGTATTATAATATGTGCACGATGCGCCGCTGTAATAAAAATCGAGACACAACCTTAATGTTTTATACACGTTATGCAATCTCATTAACAATGCATCCACTACCAATTCATCGCCATAGAAAATATGTCTTTTAATCAAATTCGCCAACGCACCAACAGTAGAAGCCAACGCACCTTCCAAAGAGATTTGCTTTGACGTTTCCAAACAATCACCATTCGCCCAAGAATGATCCCATGTTGGTATCCTCACTGCTATTTGGCCAAATTTGGCAACCGCTGCGTCATACATAACAGCAACATACCAAAACACATCACCAACTTCCTCACGAAAATTCGCCCACTCTGCTTCGTTTCGATGACTATCCAATTTGTGGATGGCTTCTGTCAATTCGCCAATTTCCGTAGTCATGCCAATAACGGCGTGAAGCATCCTAATAACATTATCATCCAACATACGTTGTCGTATGCTCATCGCGTTCACATTTTCTGTTCTAATTGCCCATGGTATATATTCGTCAAACTTCATGTTGTCTCTCATTTCCTATTCATTATCGTAACCCATATCGTACACCATTTTATCACGAAGTGATGCGCGAAAATCACCAGGTTCCATAGTAACAATTTCAAATTTACCGGATAGCATCGATGCTACAGTGACTCCATATGCCTGATCCAATGAATCGGAATCCATGTTTGTAGCCAATATCATTGGATAATTATCATCCAACCTACGTTTCAAAATTCTTTCCACCTGAGCATCCATATATTTGTTGTCTAATTTTGCCCTCTCTTTGCCCAATTCATCTATTGCCAAAAAATCTGAAGTGAGCATCCAATTCAAACGTTCTTCTATTTCTGGATTTTTGAAACCACGTTTCAAATTATAATCCAAATCTGGCATCGTTGTGTAATAAACCGTGGCATGCCGTTTGATTGCCTCCATAAGAATATAACTAATAAAATAAGTTTTGCCAACACCATTATCTCCCAACAAGACCAACCCATATCCATGTTTCAATGCTTGCCTTAATTTATTCACATATGGATTAACAACTCTTTCAAAAACATTTCTGTTATTGATCACTTGTGTTTCTCTTATCCACCAAAAATCTTGCGGTATGCATGCTTCATATGCGGATGCTGCCAAATTCATTTTTTTCCTACATACACAATCTTGATTGCGTCCGCTATCACATTTTTCACAACCTAAAACATATTTTCGAAAAAGATTTGCCTTATAAGTCTCAACATCATCCTTTGTTCGCATTATCATTCTCCACCAACGCTATTTTACATTTAATATTTATTATTTTACCAAATATCCATGGAGCAGCGCTTCCCAACGATAAACCTGTCCATTCGCTGATACTCCACAATACCATAAGCAATACACAAATAAATCTATTAATCATTGTAACCATACAGATTCTTGATTGCCCATTTAACCATTTTTTTCAATTCGCCACCAACAAACAAATTTTTACCATTCGCAATAGCCATCGCCGTTTTTTGTACAGTCAATAAATACCTATCATCATATTTCACGCCAACATCGTACCCTGCCTTTTTCAATCCCTCCTTAAGCCTATGATCCAATTCTTTTATGTTAAAAAATGAATGAGTCGTTGTATCGGCCTTTTTAAAATCACCCGTTCTCCATTTGCTCACAATACCCGATGTTGATTCGTAAAGTGCTATTGCTACTTGTTCAGCGGCAAATATTCCCGACAAAAACGATAATGTTGGATATGGTGTTGTAAATATGCCATTAGCAAAGTTACCAATATTTTCATCCCAATATTCTAATAATTGTCTTGGCGTGATGCCATTATATATACATTGTACTGCTATTTTACCACAATATTTTCCGCTGTCTGGAGGCATCATAAATCTTGATTCTAATCCACGAACATCCTGAATCATGTTGCGATATCTCCTATAAATTCTGGCAAATTCGCTGCTCAATTTACGAATCACACGTTTTTTAATTAACAACCGATCTTTCTTCGCGCCCTTCCCGTGCGTTTTCACTGATAATATCGCCATTATCTCATCTCTTTGTTTTGATTTTGGATCAAATGAAATCGCTGGATCACCTCTTAAATCTAGTTTGCTATAATCAATGGATGATGGCGCATTTAATTTTCTGTTTGTCCGTTTTTCACCCTCAATATTTTTTATTTCACGATATTTTTCTGTTAATTTTTTGGAAAGTGAAGTTTCAATTTTTTTCATGACAGTATTGTTTTCATCTGGGAAAGATTTTATGTGTGTAGAAAATTGCTCGCGCGCGATATGTTTAGTTTCTATCTGCGAAGCTGTAGAAACTATAGCTTCTATCTGCGAAGCTGTAGAAGCTATGTTATTATTAATAATATTAGGAATTATTATTTTATGGGGAGGGGTTCCAAGGGGAGGGGAATTGTGATCAATAATTTCATCCAGCGGAATTTCTTCATCGTTGCATTCGACATATTTTTGTCTACCGTTGGTTAGCATTTCCTTGCGTATCTGTATAAGACTCTTGTTCACCATTTTCGTTATACTGATTTTATTTGGTATGTTATCTTTTTGTGATTGAATTTTATGGTTGTTGTTATTCATATTGTCCAACGTAGAATTGCTTATAGTCACCGGTGTACTGGGATTGGATAAACGAACGAAATGATTTCTGCCAACAATCATAGCACGTTTGTGTAATATTATGGTGTGCGGACGATATAATGGTGCCGGTGTGTGTCTGATGTAATCTTTATTGTGTAATTCGTTTAAAATTGTATAAAAATGCGATGTGCTATAATTACACACCTTGCTTAATTCTTTTTTTCCTGATGCTAATTGATCTGGCGTTGCTACCATCAACCTAATCCAAACAGCAAATGCTCTGTAGGTCAATTCTGAATATGCTTGTTCTATTGTGGGATATTGCGTGTCATCATAATGTTTAACCATGAATCACCTGACACAAGAGCCTAGGTCCCAGGCGATAAATTGCTGTTCGAGAAGATTTTAATACCGCCTGGGACCGTGGACATAAATTTTCAAAACCAATTTTTCGAACAGCAAAAATAAGATAACCTGTTTTGGTGTGATTTAAAAGAACTTTTTTTGTTTTAAGCTCGAAATACATTTATTACAAAGGATTGCTCATTTTTATATGTGTTCAATCTCTCGCGACTATGTTTAGCAAAATATTTATTTGTTACATCCATAAAATCAACATAAGTAGCCACATCCTTACCCGATAAAGGAGTCATATTGCGCATCTTTTGAATCGTTTTTTTTACATCTTGGCCTCCTTCGGCATTAATAACACATTCAATTTCTGGTATGTCGACACCTTCGCCAAATATAGTACCCAGCAATACATTTATTTCTCCATTAATAAATGCTTTTATTTTGTTTTTTCGAGACGCAATTTTATCACTACCTACTATCACAGCGTGTCCAACATTTGCTGATATCAACAATTTATTTAATAGAACTAATTGATTGATTCTATTGGATACAATCAGGACTTTCATGCCCAAATTGACTTTTTCAATCGTTTTTTCTGCAATTTTATTGTTGCGATATTCGTTTTCGTAAATCAATTTATTAACAAGTTCGCCTCCCCAACCCCAATTTTCGTATCCTGTTGGCTGTGTTTGTATAATCAATTCTATGTGCTGCCTCATCAGATAACCTTGTTCAACCAACATATCAGTTTCCACTTCATGTCGTATATCTCCACAGCATCCCTTTAACCAAATCACACCACGTTCACATTCTTTGGCATTATCTAGATGAATTGAAGCGCTCAACCCAATCTTATATCTGCAATCAAAACCCATGATGATAGCGTGCCAAGTATCAGCAACGAGATGGTGCGATTCATCGAATATTACCATATCGAAATATTTTGATAAATGAATGAATTTTTCATCAGGTTTTAAAATAATTTTTTTTCTACCATTTCTTTTTATTCCTCCGGCATGTTTGGCCAAAGTTTGAATAGTTGCTACGGTTACATCTTGTACATCCCACAAACCATCGCCGATAATCCCTACATTCCTCGTCAGGGATTCTTCTAACGATTGTTTAGTTTGGTACAGAAGCTGTTGAGATGGCACGATAAACAAAGTTCTGCGTTGTGTGTGGTAGATTATACGTGCAGCAGTTTTTGTTTTCCCTGAGCGTATAGGCATCTTTAAAAGACCACGCCCACGTTCCCATTTTTTACCCTTGCACACCGCGTCTACTGCGTCATTTTGATACGGTCTCAATACAACATTAGAATTCCATTCATATTTTATTTTCGGTCCATTAATTTGGAAATTACACGTTATCTTATATTTTTTTGCTGTATCTTCCAATTCTCGTATCACATCGCCAATTAAACCATTGGGAATTTTGTATCCATTCCTGGGACTGAACACCATTAAGTGTTCTTTACCATCCCAACGTTTGGATTTGAATGTTGGTGAATACATGAAACCAGCCACCAAATAACTGGTTAACTTTTCCAAATTTTTTATTGTATGTGGCGATGCACCGCGTATAAACGCATATTTATTATCTACTTGAATTGTAATCATATTTTTATTTGAATGTCGCGTGTGCCGGCGTTTATCTTAAAACGTATCTATGATTCAAGACTTTATCCATTGGTGGATTGGTCCAATGTTGGATGTTAAAATCATTGGCGCGTTTGCTGGTGTATTGGGATTTGACAAATTATTTTCATCCATACAATTGAATCGATTTTTAATCCATTGGTGAATCGGTCCGAGACTGTACCATCCTTTTTCATTTATGGCGGAATTTGCGGTCAATATAAAAAGATTTTCATAAATATGATTTTTCACGTTGGTATTCGCGATATTTCTGCAACAGCAAACGCTGATACACTCCTTTTGAGGCTCAACGTTCAATTGAACGTTTTCAACCTCTGCCAACAATGCATAATTGACGATTTCAACGTCATTTTCAATCAAAATGTTCGTTGTATCGTCTGTCGAGTTCGTTTGGCACACGGCCGTATCCGGAACCGCGAATGCCACAACCAACGCCAAAAATAACCCAAGCAAAAATCGCATATAAACCTCCTTCACTTGGATTGCCAAAACACTACCTTAATATAGTTTGTTGGCCATTGACTAGTTGATTTTATATCAACTTGCCCAATGCCAAACACAACCCGCTCGCCAACAACGTAATCACCATAAAAAGTATTTTGTGGCTGAAACGATATTGTTGAGACCTGAATTTATCCAATTCCTTCTGTGCCTCCTGTTTCCCTTCTTGGCGAAGAAATTCCAATTTTTCCGCTACGCTGATACGCAATTTTCCAGTTTCATCCTTGTCTGTTTTCAATCCTAATGCCCCTTTTATTTCACCTAAATCAGCATTAATAGCAATTAAGTGGTTATTTGTGGTATTTATTGAGTTATCAATTTTTGTATTTATCACAACTATATTTCTCTGTAATTCACCACGTAATTCTGTTTCGATGTGTTGCCTTGCTTCGGTATGGCATGTATCTAAATCTTTGATGGATGTGCTTATTTCGTGCTGGGAATTTGCAATAGCGTTGGTTGTGCTGTCTTGAAAATTTTTAATAATTTGCTGAATTGATTGAATTCCTTGATGTAATTCGCAATTTTTATTTGTACAATCCATATTGGTCATCCCCTTATCTAATCCATTTATTGCTGTCGTTTTTCTGGTTGTATCTTATTAATAATTTCATTCCAACCAACAGAGGCCGTAGCAGCCAACATTCCTGCAACGATACTTTGAATAAGATTTGCTTCGGTGGAATAAGTGCTTAAACCACCTATCAAAGCACCCAACGTTACTGCTATATATGGTTTAGTCCATTTAATTCTATATTTAATGAACAAATCATCCATCATTTTAATTTTTAATAATTTGACGAGAATCTGTAATAGGATTACGATACTTGCTAACGCTCCAAGGGTTTTCCAATTGTTTATCAATTTTACAATTTCCATTGTTTCTTCCATTTTATTTCTCCTGATTATATGCTCGTAAATGGACCAGTCCATTCGCACATTATATGTGTGTTGGCTAATATTGTTAAATATAATATATAATGAGAACTTGACGCTGTGGTAAATGGTGGTCTTGGAGAAGCTAACCACAAACTTCCGGCAGGGAATCCTGTGACCGTATAAGCCCCTTGTGCTTGCAAACGAACTATAATCTGTAAAGATTCGCTGTAATTGGTGATATTGAACGTTGTGATGTTCGCTCCAACGCTAACATTGAAAAAATCGCTTAATGAACAATCTATTGTAAGAACATTGGTTACAGGATTTTGTTGTAATGATGTTCTTACTTTTCCGAGTGCACCGCCATTGTTTGCCCACGTAACATTTGGAATCCTTCTAACCTTGCCTGGTGTCGTACCGCCAGGAGAATACAGATACCATATATCGTTGCCACAACACGTCAATCTATCTCCTGTTAATCCGCCATCATCGCTTAAGTGATCATCCAATATATATGTTGTAAAAAA